GTGTTAGAGTGTTCAATCGCATCGAACCCGCCAATTTCTACATAGTATCCGTGTTTTTTACTCTTAAGCCTATCGATAACAAAAGACTCTTGACCTTCTCTGCTTTGGCTGCCAGGGATCCACTTTATCATGTTTTGAGGGTTACTCTGAAGATCTTCCCTCACCAGCTGGATTTCTTCCAGATATGGTGGCAGGGCTGTCTGAGGAGTTATTTGATCTTTCAGAATCTCTCGATCTGTTCTGTGCAGTATTAGCTCGTGTGTCGGCAGACTGTCTTGGAGACATTTCAAATGGCTCATCTCCGTCTGGACGCTGAGGAAGTCCTAGCTTTTCTCTTGCTTCATTTGGAACCATGATCTGAGTCTTTACATATCTTTCAAGAATTTGTGATTGGGCAATCTCATCTGTTAGAGTTAGCTCGTTAAATTTAAAGTCAAGAATATCAGTCTTTTCTTTAACAAGCTTGCTCATCATTTTTTCAAGATTAGCCTGGGCAGGTCTTGCAACTTGCTCTTTAAAAGTTCTATCCTGTGCTAAGGCAGCTGCAATCTGAGAAGAATCTCCTCCACCAATTTTTGACAAAGGAACCTGATGTGCAACAAGAATGTCATCACGGTTTCTAACTCTATACTCATTAAACGATGCTTCTTGAACTCCCGCTTCAATTGGCTCCATCTTAAACTCTACCTTATTATTGTCTGTATCGGCTGGTAGAGGAATATACAGCGTTCTATGAGACTGCCCTTTAAGACTGGTCTGAAGGAATCTAAACATTTTGTCTTCTGCATCAGAAGATAGCTTTGCACCCTTTAGGGTTACAATGTATCTTGGGACACCCTTGTTTCCAAAATAATCAATATTATATTGAGATGCTAGCTGATCTCCATGCAAAGAAGATATAGCAGACATAACATCTGGAACACCGTAGAATGTATTTAGCGGAGAGTATTCCTTATAGTGAATAATTTCGTTTGGTCTTGGGTCTCCAGTAATTGGGTTTACATTCTTTGCCCCGAAATTTCTAAAGTAAACAACCTTTTGCCCAATAATCTGAACATAGCCATCACGTAATCTGCGTACACGCATAGTTGTTGCAGGAATGTGTCCAACATAACCAATTGCTCCAGCAACAGTTCTACCAATTTCAAGGTAGCCATTTCCAGTAGCCTGAACATCTGTGTAAAACTTCATCATTGTATTTGTAAAAGAGTCATCGCTGTTTAAGCTCTCTAGCCACTCACGCATTTCAACCTTAGTTCTTTCAATACGCTTACGTGCTTTCTCAACAGCAGAATCGCTATCTGAAGACTCTAACTGCATTAGAGTTCTTTTTGAAATGTGAAAGTCATAACCAAGTCCAACAATATTTTCTACTTTGGCATCAATAGCTGCGTGGTTAGCAAATGATGTGTCGTAGTAGTTTGCAAGCTCATATAGATTCCAGGGTGGAGTGATAACATCAAACATTCCATAACCATTATGAAAAACTGATCCTGGATTAATTTCTTTAGACCTAGCACCATTTACTCCAGAGCTTGTTGCCAAAGCACTGTCTTGATAGCCCTGTCTTGTAGTGTCAACTCCAGTAAATACTAAGCTGTCATACGACTTAGCAATTCTGTCAGACCTTCTCTTAAAGTTTTTCTCTAGACCAGATAGCCCTTTTAAGTCTTCCCATTTCTTTGCAAATGGATCTTGCTTTTTAAAAACATCTTCTTCTGCATCAAATTCTGGCAAAAATGCATTAACTGCATACTGGTATTCGTCTGACATTATTCTTCATCTCCATAAAGTTCTAGGGTTTTCTTTGCAGCCATCACAGCACCAATGTCATTTAATGATGGAATTAGCCCTTGCTTCATTCTGTCTATTTGCTCACTATATTCTTCATCGCTAATCCTTGCGGTACCTGGGAAAAACACTGGAGAACCGTTTGGCTCTCCATGATAAGCAGCTGCCTGCTTTAGTTTTGCAATCTGATTCTCGTCACCTTTATTTGCTTGAACATTAAGAACGTTGCCATTTCCATCAGTAAACCATTTGCCGTTAGCTTTTTTCCAAACATATACCCCCCAAGAGTACCCTGTTTGCTCTACTAGCGTTACTTTAGCTTTACCAATAGCTTCTGCGAATTTATCTTCCATGACCACTAGTATACCATATTATACAGCAGAAACAACTCTACTTTGCCATCCAATATTTTGATAGTTTGTATATTCATAATTATTAATCTTTAATGGTATATCATCATCAATAATTATCTTATTTGTTCCAGTGTAAGCTTTGTAGATGTCTGTTGGATTTATCCCAAAATATGTTGACGAAGAAAAGACTAGCACTCCATTCCAGGTGTAGTCTTCATTCCAAAAATCCCAGTCATAAAGGTCTACATTGTCATATTTAGCAGTATACCAAGACCTGAGGGTTTGTCGCTGAATCTCTTGCAAGTTAGTCGACTGATATTGAGAAATACTGTTAATTAAAACCGATCCAGTTACTCTAAAACCACCAACATAAGAATTAAAGTCAAGCACATTTGCAAAAGATACACCCAACACTCCCCAGTCATTAAGAGTAATTACTGGCTCTCTAACAACTTTTCCATTCCAATAAAAAGCTATTCCATTTTCAAATCTACCAGTTTTAGCATTAATACCATAAATTCTTGCACGGCTTCCAGATGTATCATTAGCAACTATAAAGAATTTTATGTAAGTGTCCTTACTTTCAATTTCAAAAATTTGTTCTGGAGTTGTTGGGAATTTTTCTTGCCCATATCTAATAAATGCCTGAAGAGCAATTATCTTATAGTTTTCTGACAAGTTTTGGTTAATAGGAATTGAAAGGCCACGATTTACCAATGCGTCATAATCCCCCACCTTTTCAATACCGCTATGTTTTGTAAGGTATAAATATGGGGTGCTTCCCTTATAAATTCTAAATGGATTTTTAGATTTATAGTCAAAATAAGAACCATACTTTAAGTATGGGAATATGGGTGTTCCAAATCTTGTTCCAACTGGATTAGAGGTTCTTTCATTAAAGGCCTGTGAAGAGTACTGCATTTTCTTTATAACCAACGGGTTAGAAATAATGCCATCAACAACCCACTCTAAATGTGTAACAATAGACACGTCAGCTAGTTTAATATTTTTTGGGGGGTAAATAATTGTTCCATCTACAACTTCATACTTGGTAGTTAGCCACTCATCCCCAGGACTTACTACGTTATTTTTAGGAGCAAGCACTTTAGAAAAATAAGAATTTTTAGCAGATGTATTTGTTTTTAAATATTGAAACGAAACATAAGATTTAACAAGACTGCTGCTAGTGTTATAGAGATTCCCAGTAAAGTTTTCTAATGCTGGATAGTCTAAATTAAACTGAATAAAATCAAGGTCATAATATTTCTTGTCAAAAACATCTGATACATATTGTGCAAAATATGTTAATGGCAAGTAATCTTCCCAATATCCATCTATTGCAATGTCCATAGATATTGACTCAAAGTTTATTTTTGGGATAAGGGTATAGCTAGCGGTAAAGTTATTTATAGTTTCAAAGCTTAGTTGGCTGGTATATAAACTTGGAGATCCTCCATCAAGCTCTTCAGTATATGCTGGGCTGTTGCCAAAATATTCATCCCCAGCATCGTAAGCTATTTCTGCTGGATAGTCTGCAAACATATCCTCATAATTATAATATGTAAGCAGACCTGAATTATCAAACAAGGCTAAGATTTTTTCAAGATTTGTCTGTGTACAAAACCCAAACTTATAAATTTTTCCAGAAAATGTATTTTCAAAAGTTGAATCTCCACCAATTGTTAAAGACAAGTTTTCTTTGTTGTTAAAAAATGACATAGCGGATTGCCCAAAGTATTTAGAGAATTTATCTATGTCTATCCCAACTGCAAAGCTTTTATTTGCCAAAACTGTTGGCTCTGAGTATATGGTTGAAACAGTTCCGCTAAAACTAAGCTTATAGGTTAAAACATCATTTTGGATATATGACTCTAAATATGTGTTTTTTCTGGTTTTGTCATTTATCCTAAATAGTAGTTGCTTTGATGAATTAATAGATCCTGGCCTAAATACTCCAAAAAACCCCTTTAGATTTTCTTTAATAATATTTATATTTTCAAATAAAAGATATCCGTCTTTTCCAGTAAGTCCAAGAAAAGCAGTTCCTAGCTGCTCGTCATACAAATCTTCATACCATTCTTTTTGAGCTGTGCCATCTTGAAATATTACTTTTGGTAGCTTATACTCTGGAACCGAAAGAGATTCATCTTTTACTAATAAATTTTCTACAATTGCCTGATTCCAACGACCGATATCTGGATAACTGTAGTTGCTTGTGTAATCAGCAAAAGCATAATCTATTAGAACAGAAGTTCCTCCATATGCACTGTTGGCGTTTTCTGGAAACTCTACTGCTTGGCCATAAGCAAAACGTCTTTTAGCAACAATCGCTGGAACTAGGTAAGGGTATATCGCCACACAGTCAATATCTAAAAATGGCACACTGGTGGATGCATAAAATCCTAGCCAATCATTACTTTTTGTAGTTCCACCTTGAACAATTGTTTCTGATGCTAAAGCAACATCTGAAGTAGAAAAAGAAACTTCTATTGCCTGCTCTCCATTTATTAGCAATGAAGCAGTATTTTCAGAAATCTTAAAGTCTAAGAGCATTGGCCTATACCACTCTGTAATTGGGTGTGCACCAACAGAATCTCCGACTTTAATCTTTATAAAAGGACCATCCACATAAATGCCATCAGTTGAACCAATTGGTCCAAAAATTCTAGTTGGAGAAGTTGCTTTTGAGTCAATCCTTACCCACATTTCAGCCGTATATTCTCTGTATCTTCCAGCTTCATTCAAGAATCCTTGGCCAGGAATTATAACTGATGGGTCTGATCCATTTGGTAAAATTCTTGTAACATTTGATGATCCATAAACTATTGGTACCCCAGAATTTTTGGCAGTAAGAGATTGATTGTTGATAAAGTAATATCCATCTAAATCCTGTAAACCATACGATTTTGCAGGAATTGACAAGTAGTTAAATGGGACGTCAGCAGGGAGAGCTTCTCCAAAAAGTCCAGGGGATGTTGCTAAAAATTCTTCTGACCACTGTCCAAAAGTAACTCCATTAACATAAAACTTATACTCTGATGGCAGCCCCCCATTATTTACGTGGTTAATCTTAATAACAATTTTTATTGGGTTTACGGTTTGTGGTATATCAAATGTTTCAGAAATTAAGCTCCACCTGTTGCTAATTTGAGAATCAAACTTTCTAAGAACAGGATTTGTCAATCCAGCATACGTATATCCGATTTCATAAGAAAGAACAAAGGGATTTGCAGCAAATATGTAGGCTCCTATAGAAAATGTTTCTAAAGAACTGTTCATTAAGGCTGGGCTAATGATATCAGAACTAGTAAGGGTAATTTGATTTGTTTTTTCTAGTCCAATTATAGGAACTACTGTTGTGGTTGATGTAGTAGGAAGTGGTTCATTTAAGATAGCTAGGTTTTGTTCTTTTGTACCGTTGGAAATTGTCCAAGCATTGGCATCTGGGGAAGCTCTATAAATATCTCTTTTTGAATTTGATATTAAAGATAGATAGTCTGCGTTGTCGTCTAACGCCCACATCGCAATAGGATGCTCGCTAAAAATCTTTTCTGCATATAGGTTAGATGGATTTGCCATAGTTTCTCCAGGTATAGTTTATCATGGATAAACTAATGTTATTTCATATTATCTAAGCGAGCCTTTAGCTCTGCATTTTCTGCAGAAAGCTCTTGGATAGCCTTAATCATTATTGGCAACAACCTTGCTGGAGTTGCCTCTAATTTATCTTCGTTGTCCCTTAAGGTTAGCCTAAGTCTTTCAGCGTCATTTTCTTCATCTTCGAGTGCCGCCAAATCTTGAGCAATAAATCCGATATCTGGCTTATCTATAATAGAACCATCTCGAGTTTCCCAAATAAATTCTACTGGCCTTAGCTTATTAATAAAGTTAATTCCATACTGCAAATCATTAATATCTTTTTTATCTCTTTCATCTGATAGTGCAGTGATCGTTGTTACTTGACAACGAAGAGATGAGACTGAAGAGTTTCCCAAGGTAATTTGATTAGATGTTGTAGCCGAAGATCCCCAAGCACCGTTTCCTACAAAGGTATTGTTGCTTCCAGTGGTATTTGGGGAGCCAGCATTAGGGCCAACTGCTGT